TTATCATGACCACGGAATACAGTAACATTTTGACCACTAATACTTCTGATAAGCATAATCTCAGTGTCAATAATAATTCTATCATTTGCACTTAAATCAGTGGTTGCACTAACTTTGAAGGTTGTGACCTTCTCAGATATTGCACCATCAACAACTGTTGCCTGATCATCATCATAATTTTTCTTCGCAGTTGGTGTTGCGCTGTATCGAATATTACGTTTTGCAGTTTTGAAGTTTTCACTAGCATAGTAATCAACATCAACCTTCTTGATAAGACCTTCTGGATTATCTGCAACAGGGCCAAAGAGGTAGGTTTTTGCAGTGAACGATAAGGTATAAATTAATATTCTACGAGAATCAAATCCACCCTCATATTGATCGCTATAATTAATGCTTTCTAAAACTATTGGAATATCTTTCTTCTCACCGATTGAACTAATTAAATTTACTGTAATGTTAAATGATGGTTGAAAGTAAGGAACTATTTGTTCTAATATTTGTAACGCATCATCACTCAACTTTGCCATAATGCTAAGTTCAAATCCAACATTGTATGGAACAGGCATATAAACTTTCTTTGCGTTTGTTCCACTCTTTGTAAGAAATGTTTGTGCGATTCCAGTCTTACGAGTTGGATCATATTGTAATCCTTGCATCTCAAAAGATAATCTAGGAAGAGTTATAGCTGTCTCTCTATCTAAATCTGGTTGTTGTTGAATTCTTGCCAAAAATTTCTGCATCGGCCCATAAGCCAAAGGCACTTTCAAGACACTAAAATTTGTCCCACTCGCATCCTTATGTCGAATGTTAATATTATTAAAGAGAGTTCCGAAACCGATAACTGTCTTTCTTAATATTTCATGATAGAAGTAAGTCCCTAACATATTAATATTTTTTAACTATTTAGAATGTCCCGAAAGGATTGCCCTCAGAGAAGTCCAAAATTGCATCAGCTTCAGTCTCAAAGTCTGCATTATCATTATATTGATCTGCCTTGTATTGTGAGTTTGGATAATCATTTGGTGTGTCATAATCTATAGATTCAATTACATATTCCGCACCAGATTCTAAACCTTTAATTTTTTCACCAACTTGGAATTGCATTGCAGTAAGCATGCTGACATCAAGAGTTCTAGACCCTGCATCCCACACTTTAACTCTTGCAGTTTCAGCAGAACTTGAAGAAACTTGAACAGTTTCATTGAAGATATAATCACCATCTCCAATAGTTGTTGCAGCACCAATTGTAATTGTTGGTGCAACGGTATATCCAGCACCAGCATTACTAATTCTGATTGATCTAATTGTTCCTCCAACCATCACTGCCTCAGCAGTCGCATCTGTTCCTCCCGATGGTGCGGTAGTAATTGCAACATTTGGTGTTGTGGTATAACCTGATCCACCAGATGTAATTGTAACGATACCTACAGAACCTAGAGAAGTGATGCCAGCAGTCGCTATACCAGCGCCTGGCACGGTTACAGTGGGTATTCCTATATATCCACTGCCAGGATTAATTAAAAGAATTCTATCAATAGATTTTGCAGTTCCGATGCCAGATCTTGATGTCATAATTGCAACAGCAGTTGCATCCACGCCAGGTGATGTGCTGATCGAAACAGTAGGTGCAGCAACATATCCATATCCATCATTTTGTAGAAATATCTGTTGAACAGCACCAAAGTTAAGAGTTGTATTTGCAGTTGCAAGACTACCAATACCAGATAAAACTAATCTTGCAATGTAACCCTCTGTTTGAACAACCTCATCAATTGCGTTGACATTTGTATCAATGACTTCATCCTCATATTCAAAGAGTTCACACTGTAATTGATAAACGTAATTCTTTTGTAATTGATAAAATGGTCTCTCATGTTCTACAAACTTGATCTCAAACATTCTTTTTCCTAGAGGAAAGAATATTAAATCTCCCTCCTTTGGTCTATTTGATAAAGTATAATCATCATCCTGTTCTAAAAATGGTGCAACTGCTTCTTCAAATCTTTCTTTTGATATCACGAATGTTGCCTCATCAGTGACTCGAACACCAAATTTTGTAAGTATGTCTCCTGATCCAGCATATCCGTCAATATTCATCAAATATGCTTCAAGAGGAAATGCCTGATCAAATCTAGATTCAACCACTTCTTTCATAATTGTTCTAGATGTCATTAATTTACGAGGAATGTAATGACACTCGATGCCATACATCCTTAGTTGTTCATTAACTAAGTCTTGAACTAAACCTTGTTCCCCTTTAGAACCCTGTAGAAAAAACGGATTTAACATTATCCAATCATATCAAGTGGAGGCATTTCATAATCGCTTGCCATTTTAGCTCTTATCTCAGCTAATTCTGCAACACCGTCATCATAAATTTGACGACCATTTAATTGAATACCGCCAGGTAATTGAACACCTTGAAACTTAATTAGATTTTGTCCCCACTGTCTTTTACATAACGCAGTGAAATATCTCTTTAAAAACTGATCATTGTACACTTTTGTAAAATCATCTGGATCTAATATTCGGAAACAATCAATTACAAAGTAATCATCTTTGTTTATTTGTGCCCAATCGACATCAATATAAAGACGATCCTGACGAATGTTGAATCTATATCTTACATCTGGATTTAACAAGAAAGTGATATCTTCAAGTTTAGTTTGAACCATCGCATATTGAAGAAGATCAATTGATCCAAATGCATATAAGTCATTTAAAAACAACTGATAACGAATGTTGAATAAACCATCATAAACAGTATCTGATCTAACTTTAAATATCTGATTAACTCCGATCACAGATGGAGGCATTTGTATGTAATTATTATTTTCCTCTATGTTAAATGTTGTAGATAATCCAACTGTTGATGTTGTGGTTGTTGTTGTAATTCCTAAAGTTGAATCTCCTCCTCTTGCTTGTCCTCTATCAATATCATCCTGTGTAATTTTATATTTTAAATACATCCTTGCGATGCCATCATAATGTCTTTCTTGATATATTTGGATAGCATCATCTAACAGATCTTGAAATTGTTCATCTGCAACATTAATCTCTAAGACAGGAAATCCAAGCTGTCTCTTTGCGTAATCTATTAATCCTTCTCTGGAACTTGGTTGAGCCATTCTTCACCTCTAAGTTGAAATACCTGTTCTTACAAGCACATTACCTTCTATTATCTTAAAGAAAGTAGAACCAGAACTTACATTGATATCGTATAGATATCTACCCTCAGATAAACCTCTAGTGACAGTAGAACCCATAGAAAGAGTTACTCTTCCATTTGAATCACCAAGAGTCACGCCAAAAGTATTTGCAGTTCCAATTGCAGACTTCTTCATATTACTTCTTCCTGTATAGTTAGAAAAATCTATACTAGAACCAGCAGAAGTTTTGACAGTAAAAGTGGTGTTAAAATCTGCACCAGAAAATATGGTAAGATTCACACCATATGGAACAGCGACATCTGGATCAAAAGTGATTATCTGTTGTTGTGCCATTTTTCTAATTATTTAGTTTTTGAACAAGAGTAGATAAGAGATCTTTAATTTCTCCCAACTCACCCTTCACATTATCAAGATCCTCTTTCATTTGATCTAATTCATTATTTTTAGTTTCCATCGCTTTTTTACGGTTGAGATATGCTTTGTAAGCATTTTTATCCTTGTTAATTATAGCAGATGTGCTTGAATCTCTATAGAGTCCATGAGAACCTTCAACTGGTATGTAATTTTTCATTATGCAAATGCGATTCCTCTAAGTTCTTTAATCTTAGGTGGTTTTGCCTGATTGTTTCCAATCATCACAACTTTAATTTGGAATTTAGTAAATGATGGTATTTCTCTTGAATTAAAAGTATATTCTCTAAATTCGTTTCCGATACTAGGAGGAACATTTTGATCTGGTTCTCCAGTGTTGTTTGATGGATTAATTACTTTTTCAAATTGATCAACGTTTGAGAAGCCTGGGAAAGGTTCAAAATCACGATTAAATGTATCTTCATTAGATCCCTCCTCCATTGTTTTATAGAAAGCTCTGATTTCAGATCCTTCTGTTCTGTAAGCAGAAAACTCTAATAATATTGAAGTTGCTGGGTTTTCTAACTTAACCATATTTGAAATATATGTTGCAGTGTTAGGATCCTCACCAGTA